GCAGCCAGCAGCTACATGGCACAGGGCTACTACATCAACGCCGGAACGATGGGCGGAAGCCAGGGCGAGGTCGCTCACATCGACCTCACCAACGGCACCGAGATCATCCGGGTGCTGCTCACCACGTTCAACAACTACCTCGGCACCGAGGGTGTGGAGCTGATTGTTGGCCGGGTCAAGGACGACATCAAACCCAATCAGGAAGACCGCTGGAGCACCGTCTGGAATGAGCGTCTGGAGGTCATCAGCAGCAAGAAGTTCTACCGTCTGAACAGCCGTGCACAGGATGGATTCTACGGCACAGAGGAGGAAGCAAACGCCGCCGAGGAGAAGCGGTTTGACCGCTACAAGAGCCGCCGCAGCAATGACAGTGCGGTGGATGTGACCACAAAGGCCGCTCCGATGGTCAAAAAGTACATTCACGAGAAGTTCGGTGTCCGGCGCGTGAAGATGGACGATATCAAGGTCGTCAAGCACGGTGGCCGCTACACCGTCACCTACCACAAGCACGCTGCACAGCTGCACTAAGGGGAGGGCGCAAAGATGGTCACGATTCAGAGCCAGAACTTCGGCGTTGAGATTGAAATGACGGGCGTTTCCCGCGGAACAGCCGCCTCCGTCATCGCCAACTACTTCGGTGTCGGCGGCATCCACTTTGCAGGTGGTACCTACCAGACGTACGAGGCCAAGGATAGCAAAGGCCGCGTATGGAAGTGCATGAGAGACGGTTCCATCACTCCCCGGCGGCGCAGAGGTGGTGCAATCGTAGAGGCAGACGATACCTACCGCTGCGAGGTCGTGACCCCGATTCTCCAGTACGAGGACATCACCGACCTGCAAGAGGTCATCCGGGCACTGGTCAAGAATGGTGCCATGGCGAACAGCTCCTGTGGTATTCACGTCCACGTTGACGGTGCGAACCACACGCCCGAAAGCCTCTGCCGGCTGCTGAACTTCGCCACCGGGCGGCAGGATCTGTTCTACGAAGCCCTGCAGATCGGCAACCGCGCAGACCACTGGTGCCACAAAATCAACCCTGCACTGTTCCGTGAAATGAAGAAGAACGGCCGGGCAAGCCGGAACGATGCAGAGCGCATCTGGTACAGCGTGGTGAATGACGGATATGATGGAGGCGTGGATTCTTCCCACTACAACAGCACCCGGTATCACGGAATCAACCTCCATGCATTCTTCACAAAGGGCACCGTGGAGTTCCGGCTGTTCAACGGAACAACCCACGCCGGGCGCATCAAAGCATACGTTCAGTTCTGCTTGGCAATGAGCGCATGGGCTATCAACTGTGACCACGACAACCTTCACTTCAAGTCCATCAGCGGGTACACCCAGCAGCAGAAGCACGATTTGATGATGCGGGTGCTTACAAAACGTCTGGGCATGAGAGGCCCGGAATTCAAGACCGCCCGGTTGCATCTCACCTCTGCATTTTTGACAGAGGCCGAGAGTGAAAATACCGCCGCCTAAAAACCGAAAAGCTGCGCTATCTGGCTATACGGGCATTTGGAGGATATGACAATGAAACTTTACAAATACTCCGGCACCATCGAGGAGCTTGCCGTTGAACGCGGCCGAATCTCCTATATCAAACTCTTTGATGTGACCGACTTCGACAAAGCACCAACCAGACTGGAAGTCTTCGGTGCGCTCGGCAAGTACATTGAGGCCATCGAGGGCACCGATGCAGAAGAGCGGTACATCAAGAGTGATTGGTACTTTGACAGCAACCTGTATCTGCGCCGCATTGAAGTCCCCGGCGTGGGCGATTGGCCGGCAAAGATTATCACCCAGTCGCCTGACGACATCGACCAGCTGGAGATCTTCGGAGAGCGGGAGTACATCGAAACCAGCAAGCCGAAGTCGATGCCCGGCGAGGAAGTGAACCGCTGGCTGACGTGGGAACGTCAGAACATGAAGTAAGGAGGTCATGGCCATGTTCAGTATTACCGATAATGAGAGATTGCGGGATGCGTATGCACTCCTGATGTTCATGCAACGCGATATTTCAGCCTCTGCCGAAAAGAAAGCCGCTGTGAAAAACTTGGCCGCAACCGTCAAGATGGAGATCCGGGCCTACAATAACCGCCCCGTTTCCAATGTGCGCATTATCAGTGCCGACTATGACGGCCGTCTGGAGCTTGTTCAGCTGCCTGATGAATTGGACAAGGCGCACAAGGCGGATGCCGCCAACTGGTTCCGCGACAACTGCTATCTGGAAGCTTACAACAGCCCCTATGACTGCACAGGGCAGGAGTTCACGAACTGATACAAGTTATTTCGGCGGCGCGGTCACTGGTTTGCATATCACTTGGTTAGCCGAGATGTTTAAGGAGGAAGTACAATGACGGACGAAAAAGCTATCGAAAAGATGCTCTATGACCAGCAGCAGGGCTGGCCGCTGTGCCCCCGCTGCGGCGAGAGGATGCCGGACAAACTGACCCACGGAGCACTGAGCCGCCACGCCAAGGGCGTGTACATCTGCGCGGCCTGCGGCACCGATGAAGCCCTCCGGGACTGGACCGGGAACGTCAAACCACTGTCCGACTGGGTGCTGGTTCGCGTATACAACGGAGATCTTCGGAGGTAATCGATATGGAAGAAATGCTACTGTCACTGAATGGGCCGTGGTCAAATGCAGCCTGCATCGGCTACTGTGTCATGGCGATGCGCAACGCCGGTTTGAGCGAGAAGACGCAGCGCAAAGTCCTTGATGAACTGACCCGGTGTTTCGACGACGTGAGTGTTGAAGACGCTGCACAGATGAAGTTCTAACAAACAAAAAATCCCCCTACACTGGCCTGAAGGTCAATGCAGGGGGATTTTTGCGCGCTACCGAGGTAGCCAAATATAAAATCAAGAGTGGACCATGCCGGGCCGCTCTCTACAAAAGCCGAGGCTTTTCAAGTGCCTCTATTTTACACGGCACTCATGCAGCAGTCAAGACTTTTTGCTCAGTGCTGCGGTCATAACATCAAAGGCGTGTTCGATGACTGCGTCCAGCACCTCGTCAGTGATGGCCCAACGGATAGCCGCCGGGCACTTGGCGCGGAGAGCAGCGAACACCTGCTTCTTCTTTTTGGCGCCCTGACCGCTGCCCATGATGGACAGCTCGGCCTTTTCGACCAGTTCCAGAGCCAGATCCTTGACGGTGGCCTTGTAGCCCAGCCGGATGCCTCCGACTGCCAGAGCAACGAAGCCCAGCAGCATCAGAGCAATGGCGATGGGCGCGGGGATAAAGTTCAACATAGCTTCCATGATATTGCCTCCTATAAGTATCAGCGACGCGGGGAGCCACCCCTGCGCCGTTTTGTCGTGTTGGTTATATCGGATGTTTCACAGGTACTTGGAAGCCCCGGAAACGGCCTTCCAGCTGGCAGGGCCGCAGATACCGTCCACGGTCAGTCCGTGCGCCTCCTGCGCTTTCAGCAGAGCGTTCTCGGTGCCCTCGCCGAAAATGCCGTCCGGGGTCAGCCCCAGCAGCCGCTGGAGCATCTTCGTGGCTGTACGGTTTGCATCCCCGGTGCAGCCCCGGCGGATGGTCGGCAGAATGAACTTCTGGTAGGTGGTGCTGGGGTAGTGCAGCGGGGCATCGCACAGCCACGTTGCCTTTGCATCGCGGGTATCGGTGTGTACGATGGCGCAGCCGTCATACCAGTAGATGCCCACCGCCTTGAAATACTGGGCGGCGATGATACCCAAAGCCACAGGATTGATGCTGCGGTCTACAAGCCGCCAATCCGCAGCCATACCATAGCGGTGCTTGCTGCCAGAGCTGCCGCCGACTGCCGCATTATGCGAGAGGCAGCGGTATCCGCTGGTCACCTTGATGGCCTTGCCCAGCTTGTCCCGGATGGCCTGAAGTTTTTCGACCAGCTCCGAATCGACCATCTGGCGGCTGCATCCACAGGGGCACTTGAAGTCCTTGCGGGTGAAGTTCTTGCTCAGGGCAGATGTGTCGCTGGCCTGATAGACAATGACTCTCATGTAGAAAACCTCCTTCAAGAGAAGTCGTGCTTTTGAAGCCGCTCGTTGTACACCCGCTTGATATTCGCTACCGCACAGATGCAGCGGTTGTTTTTGTAGTTGGGGTGACTGCGGCAGTAGTCCTCATAGGCATCAATGATGGCCAAAGTCTCGATAAAATGCTCCCTCGTGTGGTGCTTATCGTCAATCAGTTCGTCATTGAAGCGCAGAATCTGGGTGCGAAGAAGGTTCGCATTCCGCTCATCATCGACCCGGATGTGTTCATCCAGCTTCTTTTGAGTTTCCTGCTGCTTCTCCAACACCTCGGCGTTAAGAGCGTGCCCGATCCATTTGACAATGGCTGACCACGGATTCAGTTTGATGGGGGCGATCTGGACCAGCGTAAGGAGGACTATCAGCGTCCCGCCCCCCGCCGTCAGTATTTCTTGGATACTCATTGTGTCCTCCTGCACAAAAAAGGCAGCCACACCCCGGCGGGTGAAGCTGCCTTTTGATTTTATTCTGCTGCATCCAGCATATCTGAGTGGCGAACCAGAACGTAGTCCTCAAGAATCTGATTTCGCAGGGCATCGTTGTTGCAGCCCTGCATCAAGCCCAGATAGCTCTGAATCACGCTCAGGGCGTACTCAAGTGGAACCTCGCCGCGGCCATAGGCCTCTCGAACATATCTCAGGTGCTTCTTCATACCGAGAGAGGTCTGCCGCCGCAGTTCAATTTTTTCAGGGGAAATTTTGCGGCCAACGAACTCGACCGCATGGCCGAGAGGAATAACGGCAGTTTTGTTGTTGAGCTGCAATCCGAGATTTTCACGGAGATATCCGTCAATCTCTTCTACGGCCTCCCAAGCTGCCTTTTTCCCATCGACCAACAGAAGCATATCATCCATAAACCGAGCATAGTACGGAACGTGCATTGTGCGCTTGATGTAGTGATCCAGAGGCGTGAGAACAACATTTCCCGTCATCTGGCTTATGATTGACCCGCACTGCATCCCAACACCGGATATGCGTTCAGCCGTTGTTACGTCGGTGCAGTCAACAGGAAGCCCCAACGGACGACCATCCGCCCGGACGGCCGTTTCGAGAAACCACACCATATCTGGGTCGTCCAGCGGGCGAGTAAGTTCTCGCAGCTGAACATCAACAGGAATCCGAAAGAAGAATTTGGCAATGTCAAGCTTGACGACCCGCCAATCTCCATTCATCCTTGCTGCGTTTCGCATCCATTGCTGAATGTCAAAAGCCGCCTTTAGCGGCCCTCGTCCATCGATACTTCCGTAGCTGTACTCGTACATAGACTTCAAATAGATAGGCCACAGAACATTGTAGGCTCCGCAGTTTATCACTCGGTCATAGAACGGCAGGCTGCTGATGATGCGCTTCTTGGGGTAGTATTCATAAAATTGGTGAAGTTCGCCAACATGATATTCATGCCATTGAAGCTGATTCACCGAGTTTATCAAATTTTCCTCAAGGTGGTCGGTGTACCTAAGCACACATCCCTGATAACGCCTGTCTTTACTTGCCTTACGGTAACCGTCATACAAATTGTCGAACGTTGCAAAACGCTCGAAAACGTGTCGGTGCTTTTCCAAAAAATCCAACTCCTTGAGGTCGCCGAACAGTGTGCGCCGTACGCTTATAGCGTCGGAACGCAGACTGCGAGGCTAATATTTTTAGGCTGCGAAATGCAACCAAGGGAACCAGCCCCTTTATCACCTCTGCACTGAGAGCAAGCCCTTGAGCTTGCAGTATCTGGCTTGGAGGCAAAGCGGCGCGGAAACCGATATCATCGTCCACGTTGGACCGCGGGTTGTTGCCGTTGAACGAGCCGAGGCCGTTGGAGGGGTTGTTCCAGCTGCAACCAGAAAAGAAAGCGCGTGACGGCTGGTTCCCTATGTTTTCGAGTTGGCCTTGACGGTATTGAGCCAACTCCCCAACAACTTTCCGATTTCGACAAGCTGCTTGCTCCATACCTCGTACTTGTGCATAGAAACAAACCGCAGTCGAAATGCCACACGCAGGTAGTGCTGCAATTTTGTGTTTGCAACGTCCAGTTCCTGCAACGTGGTCTTTTTGAAGTATTTTTTCTGCGCTTCCACAGCCTTTTCAAGCATCACATCCATAACGAGTTTCATGTCGGCTGCCATCGCAAACTTTTCGGATTTTGGGAACTGCTGGAGTACAGGATACGCATATTCCATCATATCCTCGATTTTTTGTAGGGTCGGACCAGTAAAAAGTTCGTCCTGTTTTCCTTCCATGCGGTAGACCTCCTTCCGAACGCGGGTCAGTATAACAGAAAACAGCTTGAAAATCTGCTTTTCGGTGGATTTTACCGAAAAAACGGCAAAATCCACCGATGCAGAAAAAATCAATTTTATAAACGACCCCGCTTCGCGGGGTCGAGGGGAACGTGACTGCGCTACCGCGCAGTCATCAGGTCACAGACGGCAGTTTGCAGTAAGCGGCGCGGAAACCGATAACACCGGCCACGCCGGACCGCGGGTTGTAGCCGTAGAACGAGCCGAGGCCGCTGGAGGGGTAGTTCCAGCTGCAACCAGAAAAGAAAGCGCGCTCCTCATCGCTATTGCGGAACCAACAGGTATGACCTGCGCACAGATCGGAGCTGGAATAAGGCATCATACCCAACGCCTGAAGCAGCAGTTTTGCATTTGCGCCAATGTCCGCACTGCAAGTGATAGAGCCAAACGTGCAGCTAGGCCAATCACCATCCGCATTTTTGTGGGTGATGGTCTTGGCCCACTGAAGTTTGCCGCCCACGATGTCAATCTTGACGGAGTTGGCGGTGGTGCCTTTTCCGTCCGGGGTGATAAAGCTACCATCCACGCAGCTGATAGCTTTCCACTCGGTCGAGGTCGGAGACTGGCTGTGTGCGCTGTCCGCGCCGTTATTGTTGACAAGGAACTGGATTTCGCCATACACAGAACGAACTGCGCCCATCCACTCCCATACGTTTCCAGTCAGACCAGAAATACCGCTGGGGCTGTTGTCATGATACCATGTCAGCGGGCCAGTACCAGTTGCAACACGACCAATCTTATCGCCACTCATATAGGTCGGGATAGCCTTATAGAACGATTCGCTGTCGTGACGACCATAGTTGTTGTTGCCTTTCGGAACGAAGCCGGCAGCCTCACACATGCGCTGAATCAAGCCCCACTCCATGCGGGTCATCAGGTGCCAGCCCTCGCCCTTAGCCTCGCAATACTGGCGTGCGTGGTCCATATCCAGCGATGCCGCAGGGTCAACGCCGCCAAGAGAGTATGCGCGGCCATCCTGCACGATGTTCTGGTACTTGGAGATGTAGATTGCATCCACTTCCTGCCCGTTGACGATGAACGCCGGATGCACAGCGGCGGATTCGCCCATGCCCAGCTGCTTGTAGGTCATCTTCGGGATCTTCACCATAATGGACGGCATACCGGCGTTGTCATAAATCAGCTCATTGCCGGGTGCAAGGCCAGTGACGGCCAAATTGGTCAGGTCAAAATTTGCAGCCATAGTAGTTACCTCCTATCAGTCGATGGCCCACAGGGTCAGGGTCACATTGTTCATGGAGAACGGAATCGGCTCCGCCGGGGTGCTGTTGCCCATGCGGGTGCCACCCTCGGCGTTCTCCTCGCCGTCTGTGGTCACTTCCTCAATGGGCTCCGGCTGGGTGTACCGGCGGGCAGGGATATCGATTTCTGCCACATAACTGCGGCCGGCAGCTGCGCCGATGACCAGTTCGCCATAGCTGTCGTAGCACACATCGATGTGAACGTCACGGTCGTCCTCGCGCTTGGCGAGGTTGATGGTCAGGTCATCATCAAAGCAGATTTTGTTCTTGACGACCTCGTAGGGAATCTTGGTGCCGGAATTTTTTTCGATAACGGTCATTTCAGAGTACCTCCGATTGCGATGTATTTGATGGTAGCAGACTTTGCGGAGCCGTTGTAGGCCAGCTTGAAGCCGTTGACCAGCTTCTCGCTGACCTCAATATCCCCGACCGGACCATCGGATTTGACCAGTTCGGTCATAACCAGATAGCTGGTGCTGCCCATGGCAAGGCGCAGCGACACGCTCTTTTTGGAGTTGTTACAGGGATAGGTGCGGGCGTTGGTCAGGTCCACGCTGCCGGACACGATCTGCCACGAGTTATCGATAGTGGCCACGGCTTCGTTCAGCTGCCAGCCCTGCTGCCGAACGGTATTGAACATCATGCCGAGAGCGGCATAAATATCCCATACGCCGTTTTCGATGTTGTTGAAGTGCTCCTGATCCTGCGGGGTGCCCTGCTGCATCACCTTGCCAGCAGGGGTAATGGTCCACGTTCCGTCTTTATTGTCGGTGATGATGTACAGACCGGGCTTGTCCGTAACATGGTCACGCCAATCAGTTTTCTGATACACGGTCACTCCTCCTTCTTTTTCTCGGTGAACGTGAAGTCAAACCAGTACAGGATACCAGTCTGACCTGTTGAGATTTTGATGTTTACGTCCTCGTGTGCCCAGACCTGATTGTCCGAGTTGAGCAGCTCCACACGATTCACCGTAATCTCGCCCAGCCCGGTGATGGACACTCTGGCGCGGACAGTACCATCAGCCAGAATGTCGATGCCGGAAAGCGGAACGGTGTAGTAGGTCGAGCCGACACGGAAACGCGCACAGGCAATGCGCCGTTTGAGATAGCCCCGCAGATCTGCGAAGCCAGCCGAATCAATCATGCTGCTACCTCCTTAAAAATTTATTCCCGGTGCGCTGCCGCACACCTTTGCGATGTAGGAAACGCCGAGGCCGGATTCCTCGGCAACAAGCCCTCCGCCCGATGTACCGCCGGATGTGGCGGTTGCCGGATGCAGACCAGCTGTCAGGTCGCCGGATGCCGGGGCCGCGTATGTGCTGCTGCTGTCTGCGGTCTGCACAATAACATACCCAGCATCATCGAAGCCCTGCGTGGCCGTCTCCGGGTAGGTTCCAGCCAGTTTCTCCGGTGCATAGGCTCCACCATTGTCCACCGTCAAAACCTCGATTTCCGAGGCGGCAGTGCGGCCCTGTGTGGCCGTGGCCGGGAACATGCCAGCGTCGAGCTGCCCGGTGCGGGGGTGAGCGTAGCTGCCGCCGAACTCGTCCGTAACGATGATGATGTTCCCAGCGGAGATGCCGCCCTGTGTGGCAGTTTTGGGGAACGTGCCGCATCGCCGTACCGCATACACGATATAGCCGCTGCTGGTCACGATCTCGATGCCGAAGGCACTCTGATAATACACGCCGTCATTGTGGGAGCGCAGCGACTTGTAGTAGCCGATAGCCCACAGCACCCGGTCTGTGCTGACGTAGGTGACGCCAGAGCCGCCCATGTCCAGCATGACCCGGAAGTGGTACGGCTCGCCGCCATACTGCCACCATTCCTCCAGCCGGGAGCCGGGATAGATAGCCCGGATGCCCCGCAGCACAGCCCCGGCGGTTCCCCGGTGACGATGGATGTAGGGCGCGGACTTGATGGTGCGCCGCTTTGCAGCGAGGTCGTAGTCGTGGTCGTACCAGTCTACGGCGAAGTCCTTTGCCAAAATGTCCAGCAGGTCTTCCGGCAGCTGGTCGATGCGCGTGTAGATTTGACCGAGGTTGATTTCATCCAACCGCTGCTCCAGCACGTTGGCGATAGAGTGCGCCAGAGCCGCCATTTTCGGGTCTTTCTGGAGCGCAAGCGGGAAGGAATCCATCATCCGCTCGGCGGTCAGGCCGTTATTCATCCTCGTACCCTCCGCTCTTCACCGCGACCGTGCCCACCTTTGCTACCTGCGGCACCTTGTCGGAGGTCAGATCAACGGACGGTTTGCCATCTTCCAGCGGGGTAAAAACGGGCTGTTGCAAGTCCACGCGCTTGATGCCAACTTCCAGCAGCAGATACCGCAGCTTGTCCGGGTTGATATCCCGGCCCATCTTGCCGGACTGCCAGCTGATGTACTGCTGCACAGCCTCGTTTACGCGGGTCTGTGCGTCCGCAGCAGAAATATCTCCATCGCGGGTCAGGTAATAGGTCAGGTCGATGTTGTAGTTCACCACATCAGGATCACCAGAAATGACGTGGTCCGTCAGAGGCCGCACCTCATCGGCAGAGCAAACCGCCACCATCGCTTTCTTGGTTTCGTCCGGGGCAATGCTGCCATCATCCATGATGGCGTACAGGCAGACAGTGCCGGGGCTTGGGCTGTTTGGCACCACATCGGCGATTTTGGTAGATACGCTCTTCGCGAAATACTTGTAGCTGCCAACAGGCCCTGCGCTGGACCACGCTGCCTGACTATCAAGCAGAAGCTGGTAGAACGTGTCATCGTCCGGGGCATCAGAACCGTTTGCGCTGGCCGTGACGTTGGAGCAACCAGAATAGTAGTCGTACACATCAACAATGGTGTTGATGTCGCCGACTGCAAAGTCGTTTCCGACAGTGCCGGAGGTCTGACATACCACCGTAACGTCCGTATAGGTCGAGCCGATAGGCACATATTCATCTGCCGCAGTCGCCCAATACAGTGAGGCGTTTGCGTCCGTGACGCGAGTGCCGGACGGGATGAGGATTGCGCTCTGCCGCGCCTCGCTGATGTTGAAGCGCATGGTGCAGGTTGCCGCAGTGGGCTTTGGACGCTGCTGCAAGTAGAACAGCTCCGCCAGCGCATCCAGATTATCACCATCTGCCCGGCTGGGCAGATTCTGGTTGTCGGCGTGGTTGTTGAGGGCACGCTCGTAGAGGATCGCGTCCTCAACCCACGAGATGAACAGCCGTTCCGGGCTGCCGGGGCGCACAGGTGTGCCAAGAAACTGCTCATACCCCGCACAGAGCAGCGCATCCAGTTCGTCAACGTCGGTGCTGATGAACTGGTGGTCTGCGGTACTACGCATTGATGCTCACCTCCACAACGGGAAGCATCGTTCCGGGGTTGTCCTTGGAGGATTTGAACGTAGTCCCAATATAGGTGGCTCTCGGTTCAAACCGTTCGATGGCTTCCTTGATGGCGGCGCAGAGCATAGGCTGCGCCACGTTTTCCGGGCGGTCAAGAATATCCGAGATGTCGATGCCAAACTCCCGGTAGCCCGGCACGGTGCCTTTCGGCGTGGATAGGATGACGGCGATGTTCTGCAGAACGCTGGCCACGGTATCCTGCTCGCCGAGGGAAATGGCGGTCAGGTCATTTGCCGACACCAGATAATTGCTCATAAAATCGCCTCACTCTCTCGGATATTCCAGTAAAGTGACGCTCGCAGTAATCCATGTCGGAACGCCGAAAGCGTCTGTGTACTTGGTCTTAAATCTCGCGGATTTGATGACCCACCGATAGCTGCCGAAGACTTCATTGCCGAGGACAAACGGCAGCGTCGTGTGATTATCGACATACCCCTTCAGGATCTCGCGCTGCTTGCTTGGAGCCACGCCAAGGTACGCCGAAAGTTCAATATCGAACGTGATGGTGTCTGCATCCGTGCCCGTAAACTCGGCCAGAGCCTTGCCTCCAGCACGCTGGTGGGTGGTGTATCTGGCAGACACACTCTGCACCATGTCCTTGATGGTTTTGACGTAACCATCGAACACGGCAAAGATAATGCCTCCGAGGCATCCAACAATCATGGATAAATCCCTCCCAACACGAAGCCGTCAGCGTTGAAGCACGGCAGGTACAGACAGATCACGATGTCATCAATGGCGGGCACCCACCACACCACATGGGACTTATGCTGGTGGTTAGTGGAGTTATCCGCGCCCGTGACCTTTTCCTCCTCATCCCAAATCTGGCGGGTGCCGTTCTGGGTGTTGAGGATTTTCAGTGGATACGGAGCCGGGTGCGTAAACTGGTGATCGTGCAGCCCCGCCTCCTCGGTGTATACGATAGCCTTGTAGTGCTGCATCACAGGCAGCCAGCCAGATGTAATCCCGGTGTCCTCGAACTTCACGCGCACAAGGCGTTTTTTCTTGTTCACATCGGTGACTTTCCCGATGCGAACATCGACGTTCACGTTCATCAGTAACCTCCCAGCGTATGACGGCCAGTGACTTGCGTCGTGTACCCGCCGGAGCCGGACACCGTGTGCTTAGACTGCTTCACGATGTACTTGCCATCCCACGGTCCGAACTGGTCAGCGTTGAACGTCAGTCCAGCAACTTTTCCGGGGTCGCCCGGATAGGTAAAACTTATCTGACGCTCATACTTGTTGTAGAGCCGGAGTTTCTTTGCAGCCAGTTCTTTCGCCTCTGCCTTGCTCGTAACCGGGGCGTAGACTTCCAGCTGCTGATTGGTCTTGCTCTTGGCATCGTAGTCCTTAACGTAGGCAATGCCCTCGATGGCCTTGCCATCAGGCCCAACGTAAGATACCCGGCAGGACGCATACTGTGTTCCAGCCTGACCGAGTGAATGACTATACTTGATATAGCTTTTGTCGCCCAGCGCGGTAGTCCACACAGCGTCCTTGCCCTCGTACTCCTGCTGGTCAAAGATGACGAT